ACCATAGCTCCCTTGGTAAGGCGTGCGATTGACTGACATATTATTTAATGATTGTTTTGTTAAATCTATTCCTCTTTGTCTAAATTTTAATGCTGTATCTCTAATATACATTGCAATACTAAAAGACATTACTAAATCGTCATTGTATCCGGATTGTGCTTCTGGTCTACCATTACGCCAAATAAATGTTTTCATTTCTTCAATTAATCTTTTAGATTGTATCGTTACTCCTTTATCACTAATATATTCCTGAAATTTACCTATTACCATAGGTCTTGTTCTTGATGACATAGTAAATCCAGCAACCATTTTAGAATGATCTTGGTATTTATCAAAATACGAATTAACATTTGAGGAATCACTCTTTTGTGAATAGTAAAGGTTAGGATATGCTCTATCTATAGCTACTTGTATAGTTGCCCATCCTATATTTGCATTTTCTATTACTAACATTGCTTCATTATATTCTGTAGCTATTCCTACTAATAAATTTCCATATTCTTTAGTACCAATTTGTCCTTTATATTCAGCTACTTGTACATTATTTTCTGTATCAAGAACATGAAATGCTGAATAATCCTTTCCATCACCTCTAGATACATCAGCTACTACAACATATGTTCTAGAATAATCAGGTGATTCCCAAACCCATAAGTTTTGATCAGCACCTCTTCTTTCCATAGGATCTTTTACATATGTTTTTTCATAAAAATCTATATACTCAGGATAAAATACTATATCACCCGAAGTACTAAAATCACAATCACATTCTTGTGCTGCCATTCTAGGATCACCTAGTAATTCATCTTGCCTATCTCTCCATTTTTGATCTCTTTCTGGATGAACATCCCATGGTAATTTAATAGGTAAAAATTCATTTTCTGCTGATTCTGCTCTAGTCCATGTTTGATGAAACCAATTACCAGTACCATAAGGTGTACTTAAAGCTATACAACCACCACCCGTTGCTAGTGTTTGTTGAGCTGAAGCCCAAATTTCTCCAATATTATCAATAAAAGCTGCCTCATCAATTAGTAGCAAAGATACTGCTTCTGATCTACCTGCATCACTTGAAGCTGATGTGGCTTTAATTTGTGAACCATTGTCAAGTCGAAGATTTAATTTATTATTTTCAGCGGCGCTAATTTTAAGCCATGAAGGTAAATTTTCATACATAAATTTTACCTTTGTAACCATGTTTTTAGCTGTTTCTTGTTTTGTTGCTATACAAAGTATATTTTTATCTTTATGAAAAGTCATTAACCATAAAGAATAACCTGCTGTTAAAGTAGAAATACCTAGCTGTCTTGATTTTAAGATAATCGAATATGGATTATCACGCATTAATTTTAATACTTTTTCTTGAAATGGATATAAATTAAATTGTATGCGTCCTCTTTGTGGGTGTTGTATATAACAATATTTACGCATAAAATGCACTGGATCTTTAGCACATTTTAAATATTCTGAACGTATTACTTTTTTTAAATCAGACATATATTATTTTGCTAGTATTAAAATACCCGCGGCAACTAAAATTCCAGCTCCGGTTGTTAATTTAGTCTTTACTTTTTGTTTTTTTAAATCTGCCTGTAATCGATCTGATAGTTGTTTTGACAACGACAATTGATCTGTTTGGGTAGTCATTATACTTTCAAAATTTGTAACCCTTTCATTTAAATTTAATATAACACTGTCTTTAAAAACTATTTTAGTCTCTAATAATTCAATCTTTTTTGCTACTAATGATAATTCTTCTTTTGCCCCATCACCAGTTATTAAATCTTTAATTACTAGACGAACTACTGGTTTTTTTAATTGAATCGAGGTACTGTCCGTAACGCTCTGTGAAAAACCTTGTAAGCTCATCATCATTAAAATTATCAACGGAATTAACTTTTTCATTTACTTTAACTTTTAATGTGACAATCCTTTTATCTTGATTATAAATTTCTTTATCTAATTTTACAATTTCTTGATTTAATGTATCTATTTTAAATACTAAATCATCATTTATATGATGTAATGAATCAACTTTTGCTTCTAATGCATCTATTTTTAAATTATAATCCTCAACATACTTTTCATCCCCAATGAAAATAAAGTATATTAAAGCACTTAATAAAACAAAAATTAAGCTATAACAAATTATTCTTTCTCTATTAAACGAGTTTATCTGCATATTTTTCTACTTCGTTTTTTAACTCATTTCTTTGATTAGTTAAATCTTTAAGTTTTTTTAGTATATTATCTTTTTCAACTCCATCCGCTTTGCTATATTTTCTAGCTAATGATCTCATTTCAGTTTCAACTCGTTTAAGACTATTAAGAACTATATCATATTTTTTATTTTTACCTCTAGCTGCTTTCGCTTGTCTAATAGCATCTTTATCATCATCATCATCCATACCTGCAACAGCTACTTCATCTTCTGTAATGCCACCATCAAAATCATCTAACATTTTTCTAAATTTAGCGGCAGTTTGTCTAGCTAATAAAGCCATATCTTTTTCACCATCTTCTTCATAATGTTCTGCTGCGGTATCTAAAATTTCTCCAAAAGAGTATCTGTCTAATGCATCTTTAAGATTTATAGGTTCTTTAATAGCTGCTTCATCTAAAGGTTGATCATCATCTAAATAAGCTTTTTCTAATTGTCTTATAAAATACTGTCTTTCAGCTCTGTCTCCTGCAAATTCAGCATGAACGAAGTCTGCTAAATCATTTGCATTTTCAACTTCAGCAAACTTATTAATCATCTTTTGAAATCCTGCTCTATCTGTAAAGGTAGCTTCATGGTATTGCTCTAGCCAAACATCGAGTGCTGCTTTTTGACCTGGGTTAAGTTTACTTAAGTCCATATTATCATAGTCGTCATAAGCATCGTAAGTATTTTCGGATAAAGTAGAGATAATATTTTCTCTAATATAATTTTCTAATTCAGATTTTTTCATTACAATATAAGTTTTGTTATAAATATGACAAAATTTGCTGAATTCTATCTTTTGTGTTACCTTTTATTGTTTCAATATTTTTGGCCATATGACCATATCTTTTAATTAGTGTAGTAATTGAAAAATCAATTATATCTCTATAATGTTCATCTGTTTCTCTTACCCCATTATCTTCAATAGGAATACCATGAGGAGAAATATAAAAAATATAATCATATTCTCGTATAAATTCTTTTGCATAACTTTCAAATATTTCTTTGTCATAATGCCCAATTGACTTTGCATTCATAGTAAAAGCCATAACATCAAATATTGTCCTATCTGTAACAATATTGTTATTCATTAATTCAGCACATCTTTCTGCTAAAAACACTGTTTGTCCTTTTAATGTTGAATCTGTATTTAATGGAATACCTAAATCACTTAAATATTTACTACGCTCAGTAGCAAAATTATAATCCTTAAATTCAGGTAATTCTTGTAACGCTTTTACTAGTGTAGTTTTCCCTACACTCATTGTACCACATAAACCTATTTTCATATTTTAATTTCTATGTGTCATACCTTTTGGTGCTGGTTGTTTGTACCAAGGTAATCCTGTTTGATTTCTAATTGCTTCTTTATGGTCAGCTTCACTATATTGAATACCATATAAGTAATATTCTCTTTTTTTCATATTACCTTCTGGTATTAATGCTGGGCCTTCCCAATTATGTAATTTATTATCCCAGATGTAAGCTACTGTACCATCTGCTTTTTTTAATTTTTGGCTCTTAGGCCATTCATCATATTTATTTTCCATAACCATAATATACGTAATTTAATTTAATTTTCCAAAATATTTTCAGCAACAAGTGTACCGTGGGCTCCTGATACTGATATTCCCCTTGCTGACAACGCATCGCCCACAAAATGCACATTAGGAAATTTAGTTAATGATAGGTCAGAATAATTAACCAGTGGCTCAGGAGCTAGGTATTTTACCTCAGGTACATAGATCCCCCAATCGTCTTTTAACGTAGGAAATACTAATTTCATATCATTGATAAAATCATCAATATACTTAAAATATCCTTGAAATGCATCTTTAACTACATCTAAATTTTCTATTTTAGTAGCTGATACATCTATGCCTTCTGATGTTGTAGATGGTTCTCTACTTGGACTGTAAAATAAACCTGTACTATTTTCTTGTACTTTACCTACTAATTCTCTTGCCCATTTAAATGGTTTTTCTATACCTCTAACTTCCATTAATATACCAAAATTAGTCATATCATTTCTAAATGACTCATCTTTTTTAGCGTGACCATTATAACTGTGGTCACCATATGTTTCTTCAACTGCTACATAAGCAGCATTATTATTTGTACAAAATGATCTTAAACTAACATTATCTAATTTTCTATATAATTTAAAATCATAAGCTACATCAATTAATTTTTGAAAGTGTTTTTGTGGTGCTTCAAATCTAACACCTACTTGTGCTGGTTTTTCTTCTGTAGGTAAATCATATTTTGTCATCATTACAGAAGTAAAATCAATACCTGATTTGCCTACTCCAAATATTAACTTGTCATATTTCATTTC